CCTGCTGCTATTGCTACTGCTGTTGCTACCATTACGCCACCCTCGCAAAACGATAATAGTCCGAACCATCAGGACCATACTTTTTCATTAAACCTTCATTCTCAAACCCTAACCACTCTACATATCTAACTGCTTGCTTATCATTAGTATGAACACTTGCTTGTATGCGTTGCAACTTTGCATCTTCTTGAACATGATCTAACAATATACTGGAGTATTTAGCTGCTGCAAAAGGCTTTTTATAAGCCATGCTTGACATAATAAACCATGCTTCACCTACATTTTCCCACAATCCATATACACCACCAATCATAAAAACCTTACTTTCTTGCAATGCTGTGTACGCACTAATGCAACTTTCTTTCATCATAACTGCTTTCGAGCTTTCTGGAAAATGAAAATTTGTCTCTATCATTTCTAAATCTTGTTTTTCAAACTTTTTAATCTTAAGCATCAAATGTATTAGACCTTCTCATAATAGCTAATATTGTCATTGGCAATGGTTGTGTTTGCCTTATAACAATCTTTGCATCATTGTCATACCCTGACGGAAAGGATATTTCTTTATCTCCATTAAATAATGGTACAGCTTGGTTCATGTTCATACTACTATCTCTAAACGGCAATCTGTCTAAATTATTAGTATCTGGTCCTAACTCTGCACCGACTGTCTGAAAGAATCTAGCTGTAACACCATGTATTCTTTTTATCTTGCCTTGTGCAATACCATCTTCTGCACCTGCTTCCATACGCAATGTTTCTAATGATGATGTGTAACCATACCCAACATGAACCTTAGTAGAACTTCTATCTAGTGTAATTGCACCACCACTGACTGTTTTATCAGCGTGTGCTGCACCATCTGCTAAAATCGTTACTGACACACCCTCAAGATGGTTTAAACCTGTAATAGACGTTGTGGCATTGCCACTGTATGTTAAACCACTATCTACAAAAAAAGCATCTTTTACATCATCATTAAAATATAATGACTTTAAAAAAACAATATGCCTTACAGTAGCACTATTAATAGTTCTCTTTACACTTAGGTAAACTTGGTCTTCTGCACCACTAGGTATAGCTGTGATACTCTCTACTACACCACTGCCACCTAAACTATGCTCATGCCAACCTACTGTTGCGTTTGCTCTGTCATAAGTTAATCCAATTAGTCTTCCGTCACTGTGAACAAACCATAATAATAACTCAGGCTCCTGTTGCCAAACCATATCAGTCAAGCCACCTCTAGCTAAATGGTCAGCTAACACAGTTAAATCAACACCTAATAATCCATCTGTATCTAAGTCAAAAGTTATCTCTTTTACTTTTTCTGCACCTTTTTGTATTAATATTGTACTATTTCCTGCTCTCAATGGCTTAACATTACCAGTACCAAACGTAGTTTCTCTAAGAACATTAACATTTGTTGGTGTAACTGGCTCTGATCCTGCACCACCTGATAATGTAAACTCAGCACTAGTAGTCAATAACTGCAAGAATCTAGCTGGTAGCAAATGCTTTATAACATTAACATGATCTGAAGCTATTGTTACATTTATACCATCATCATCATTTGTGCCTGGAGTATGGTTTTCAAAGTCAGCAGATGCACTACCAAATATAGTTTGTGGTTGTTCTGTTGTACTTGCAAAATATAATCGTTCTTCATAAAACCCTATAGCTCTTGGAAATCCTGTAGTTGTACTAAAGCTTCCTAATGACCACAAAGTTGTTGTATTCCCACTACTCACAACACTTGCTGGTAAGAATCCTTCACTATTTTTAAATAAAGCTGTTACCACTGTTGCACTTGTAAATCCTGTTATTTTTAAAAATCCTGATCCACTGTGTTGAAACTGCCATGTAATAGGACCATATGCCTTAGAGCCTGTAAGATGAACTGGTGGATTGCTACCACTTGTATCCGTTCCTGAATCGGTTTTTTTATAAACATTATTTCCAAATCTAACTAAAGCATTTTGTGCATAACCTGTGCTTGTTGCCCATTGATCATGTTCAGCTTCTATTACCTCACGAAACCTTATCAACCTTCCAACATCTGTACTTGCAAACAAACTCGCTGACGCTGTAATCGTTACAGATCCTGTGTTAGCACTTGCAAATAAAGTTATATCAGTAATATTTTCATCTATATAAGGACCATCAGTAAAATCAATATCTGTTAATGTCCATGCTGTATGACTTGTTCTTGTTAGTTTTGCAGGTTCATGGCTATTATGTGCAAGAAACAAAACGTCTGCTGACTGTGCAAAATTTATTGCTGATAACTGTGATGTAGTATAAGGCGTAGTAATTTCTATAATTTTACCAGCAGTACCTGCACTGCCATATGTTGTAAACGCAGAACTGTTGATACCACTTAGCTGAAATGTATTAGTTGTGACACCTGCAACTGTAAACTCTCTGTTGTTTACTTCTGTCATACCTACAACGCTAGAAATAAAAACTCTATCTCCATTACTCATGCCATGTGAATTAGATGTTACAACTGCTGGATTTGCTTTAGTTATACCACTTATTGCTGTAGTTGTTGCTGTGACTAAGCCACCATCTTTATATATCCTAACGTATAGATTGCCAAACTCTAAAACATAGGCTTGTGTATCACTAAACTCAAAGTTAATTAATCTTACCTGACCACCATCTTTTGTGGTTCCTGCGTAATATGTTCCAGGTCTACGAGTAACACCACCTTGAGGAAATACAATCATGTTTTCTAGTTGTTTTACAGCTTCATTATATTTCTGTAAATCTATTCTACCTTCTAGTCTAGGAGATATCTCACCTGCTCTAAAGTTGGTGATAATAGACGATACTCTAGCCATATTAGAACCTTGCGTTAGTGTAAGTATCTGCCTGTAATTGTTCTGGATAACCCTCTAGTGCATCCATACTTCTGGCTTCACTTAGCCTTGCTTGATATAAAGAATACATAGATTGTGCCAAAGCATTGCTGCCTGTTATAGCGTAAGCTGTTTCTGATGCAAGTTTGTGTGCAATCGTGCTGCTTAACAAAGGATCAAACTGCTCTGTGTCTGTTACTCTAGCTATATAAATAATAGAACAAGTGCCTTCATTAGATAACACTTTTCTGCCCTCTATCTTAAACATTACATTACTGTCATATGCGGCAACATCATTGTTTACGTTAGAGTTCCAAAAAGAAACAACCCTCAAACAATAAGGGTCTGTAGGTAACGTAAATTGACTGGAAAATCCAAATGCAGGTGCAGTAGTATCTTTAGCTAATGATGATCTTGATATAGCTACGTTCCAAGTATGTGCTCTTAGAACTGCATCTCTTACTGTTTCAAACCTTCTGTTACAAAGTCGTGCTTCTTTAGAGTTTTCAGTTAATGCAGTAATTGTTGCTGCACCAAGTAAATCCATAGCTTCGTTACAAATATCTACAACTGACGGCATTTTAAACTCCTAATAATAAGGAGCAGCTTTCACTGCTCCCTATAATAATTTAGTTTACAACATAGTTGATGATAAAAGCCATATCACCAGCACTACCACCAGCGGCTGACATTGTCGCTGCAATATAGTAATATCCACCTGGATCAGAACTATCACCAGCTAATTGATATAACTGTTGCCCTGTTGTGTTTAAGTTAGCTACTTCATAACGAACTTCTGCTATTGCTGCACCATCTGCTACGGCTGTTGCAAAAACGTCTGCATCTTTTACAACACCTGCTGATGTATAGATACCAACATTAAATGCACAACTGTTACCTAAAGAATCTGAGCCAATTTGCACTGACATTATAGACGCATTAGACGGAATTGGAGCAAGCATAACAATGTCACCTGAGCCTGAGTCACCTGTACCCAACTCAATGTTACCTGATGCTACTCTTACAACACCATGTAAGTTATGAGCAGCGTTAGCAACTGAAGGACTTGCTTCAAAGTTAGCTACAAGCGTTGAGTTTTTAGTAGTCATAATCTATCTCCCTTACGCTGATTCATCACAATCGATTTGCACAATCTTAGATTCTTCCATGCGTGTAGCTCCAACACTCATGCAATAATAAACTTGAGTAGCATAACCTTTGTCTGCTCTCTCGTCTATTCTTGCTGATACGTCTTTGCCTATGCCTAGAGCAATCCCATCCTCTGCCCATGCGAAACATGAACGGATGTTTGATGCAACCGATAGTCTGTTTGTTACAATAAATTTGAAACCCATAAAAGTATCAACGTCACCCTGAACAAGAGCCTTGACTGTATTAAAGTCAGAGCTTGTTACATTGGTATCGCCAAGTAAGGCTTCAACCTGATTAGGACCAACTGCAATATATCTTGGTATTGATGGGTCAACGTCAGCTAAATCTAAAAGTTTTTTAGCTTGTCTTAACTTAGCAACAGACATATCTGCACTACCATTTGCAATCTGATTGTCAGATGAAAAAGCAGTAGATGTTGAACCTGTTTCGCCTGTAAAAGCTGTTCCAAGTGCAGCAGAAATAATAACATCATCCATAGCTCTACCCATTGCAGCAGCAGCTGCTTGTGCATAACTTGATGTTGGATCAATTAACATTCTGACTTTATCTTGGTCATCAATTAAATCGGCGTATTCATAGTCAGCTAAACTCACCCTACGTCTTGCATGAGGTGTGTCTATCTGTGGAGTGTCGGCATGACGAGTTGTACGCAACTGTGCAGTAGCAACGCCTACCTGGTCGAAAAAAGCATTTTTCCCTGTGATATTCTCCACACGAACTGTGTCTCTTAGACGGCTTCCCATCTGCTGAGACAGCATCTGTACGTTAGCAGAATACTGTTGGACAAATGCTGTAGTTACTGATGTTGACATTTAAGTCTCCTTAGTAAAAGTTACATTTGATTTATTTACAGTGTGCTACCCTTTACGGACACTCCTAGAATTTTTAGCCGACTTTAGGCTATCGTCTATCCGATTGTCTTGAGGACTTGTTGCCAAGCTACCCTGCATAACCCATTCGTAATATATATCAGCAAGTTTGTTAGGATGCAACAAATCTCTTTGCGTTCCAAACTCAACTGCAAGCCGTAGACATTCCAAACGAATTTCTTGTGTAGGTGTTATTTCATTATCCATGAATAAACCCCATCAATTCTTGCATGCGTTCAACAGCACGTTGCCTTCCTATAGGATCTTTCCTATTCCAGTAGGCGTGTGTTTTATCGTTCATTATACCATCAACTTCTTGTTGTGCCATTTGTGGTGTGTAAGCTTTATTAGTAGCATTGTCACTAACAGTATCTTCACTTGTTACAGTAGATTTAAAATCTCCCATAGCAGCAAACGCCTTAATAAAAGCAGGATGATTACCTATTAATGTACCATCATCTAGTTTCATTTGCAGTAAATCGCCACCACCAAACTGTTCAACAATATCTTTTGCAGCAGTAACCTTAGACTCAAAAGCAGAACCCCACTCTTTTTGTAACTCTAAAGCTGTTTGCTCGGCTTGTTTCTCAGCTTGTTCGTGCAATCCTTGACTTGACTGTTCTACGGAGCTTTTATAATAGTCTAAAACACCTTGTGCTTGTTGTGGTGTAAGTCTTAAACTATGTGCAATATCAGCATATTGTGTAGCTATTTCTTCAGTTATTACATTTCCATCTACAGGCACTTCATAACCAGCAGCCGTTTCTGGTCTACCTAGTCTGCTATAAATGTTATCTAAATCTTCTTCTGTAGGATTTACAGGTAAAGGAACTTTGTCACTTCCTATTAATCTTTGTGCATTTACATAAGATCTTGCTAGATTACCAACATCTTTTATTGGTGATAAACTTGGATGTTCCCTTAATTCTTCTGGTATCATTTCCATGAAACTGTTACCAGACCCACCTTGTGCAACCTCTGATGGAGTTTCCAACAATGAAGGTTGTACTGATTCGGCTACCTGTTCAGCAACTTGTTCAGACATATTTATTCCTCTTTCATCATGTTATAAATGTGTAGTATTACTGCTCTTTTACCTTCTTCAAAGGCTGTAGCATTAGCATCTCCAGCTACATAACTTGAAGCACGCCAATTACAACGTATCTCCAAATCATCTAACACCTTTTTACCAGCGTTATTCCCAAAAGCATCTTTATACATTACTTTTAAATGTGCCATTTGATCATTCATTTGCACCAACCATTCTTACAGCTTGAGCTGCTTGACCTACTGTAGCAACATCTTCTTGCTCCATTTGTCTTTCCATCTGCTCTTGTTGCATCATTGCTCTTTGTTCTCTTTCTTCATTAACGACTGACTGTGGTTTCAATACTTTCTTTGGCACACCTAAAGCATCAGTTAAGTAAGTAACCAATCCATCAGGATCTATATGATCTCCTACTGGCAGTTGTTGTGACAACGGCATTAATATTTCTAAGGCTCTCATCACACCATTAACAGAACTAGACTTCTGTGCTCTTGCAAGTGGTGATACATATTCTATGTCAACGTCAATGCCTTGCAGAATCTCTGGTGGTCTTGCAAGCATGTCAGCACGCAGCATCA